CTCGAATAAACTCCGCATTTGTCAAAAAGCTCTTGAAAAATATCGGTCACAGACTAAGACTCGTGGTCGTAAAGATAAAGATGCTCTCAAAGCTCAATGTGATTCTAGTTCTATTTCTTCTTCCACTGCTCTTGTTTCTTTTAAGAACAGGATTCAAGAAGTTTGTCAAAAGAATAAGCTTACTTTTCCTTCTTATTCTTCCACTCATACTGGTTCTGCCAATAGTCCTCTTTTTACTGCTACTGTGATTGTTCCTTGGGGAACTTTTGTTGGTGATCCTGCTCGTACCAAACGTGATGCTGAAGAATTTGCTGCTGAGCTCGCTTTTGCTGCCCATTGTTCTATTCCTATTGATAATCCCATCATTTCTCCAATGATTGACATTTTGGATGTCATTATTAAGCAGTGTGCTAATGGTAGAATTCCTTGTAGTGCTGTCATGAATATTGTTGATAAACATTATTCCAATCTCAAAGCTCAAGGTGGTAGTCTTAATAAAGATCATATAATAGATACTCTTGATATACAGTATTTTGGCTACTCGTTTCCTCCACCGCAACCGAATGAATATAATGGTTGTTTTCATTGTGGTGGTGATTGTCCTGATAATATTTGCTATCGAAAAGTTGCTAACTTGCGAACTCTTGCTATGTGGGTTCGTATTGTCGAAGGCCTTAAGAATATTGCTGCAGATTCTCCAATGACTGCTCAGTCTGGCCTCTTTAAAGGCATGTTTGGTTCTTCTCCCTCTGATGAATCTGACGACTCTTCTATGTCTGCTGCCAAGAATCTTCTTGGTAATGTTAATCTTGAACTTGGTCCTGATCTTAGGTCCAAACTTGATCATTTTTGTTCTTCTGCTGCTGCTGCTAAGAATTCTGCTTCAACAGGTGCCCAGAGCATCTTTTCGCAAATTTCCAACATTTACAATCCTTTTTCTGGAAAAGATTCACACATTACTTTTATTATGATTGGTCTTACGCTCATTGTTGCCGGTCTCATTCTTGTTCTTAAGGGAATGAAAGGTTATGGTTACTGTTTCTTTTTTGGAATTTCTGCTCTTGTTATTGGTGGTGTCATTGGTTCTTGCATTGCTCTTTTTGGTGCTCTTCTTACTGAAGCCGAGGCTCTTGGCGAAGAAATTCGTGCCGCTCATCGTGACATGAAGACTGAACTTTATAGTAGTCCCATTCGTTTTGAACCTCTTCGTAATGGTCCTTCTAATCCTGAGAATCACGCTGAATCTTCCAATGGAAAAGAAAAAGAAAAAGAAAAGGAAGAAAAGAAAGAAGAAGGCTATACTTTCGGGGCCTATTCTGTCAAGGTTATTTCAACACTTGTTTGTGGCATCATTTCCGCTGCTGTTACTGGTGGTGCTAAAGATCACTTAAAAGAATTTTCTCGCTCTATTTCTGATTTTCCAAAGTTTTCTGAATCGTTCTCAACTGTTATGACTACATCTCTTTCTTATCTTCAAGATGCCATAAATTTTATTCGTACTAAAGTTGGCAAAGATGGTGTGGTTCGTATTCTTGAATCTGAAAGCAAAGATATTGATGACTGGGCTGATTCTGCTAAGACTATTTTGTCGCTCAATGATCAAAAGAAGTTTACTCTTTGCCAGTCTAATCTTGATACTCTTAACACTTGTCTTTTGAAGGCTCGCTCTTTGCACGCTGGTCACTCTGCCACTCGCAACCATGTTCTTCGTGAATCAATTACCGCTCTTATGCGTCCCCTTGAGAGATTACAAATGTTATTTCAACAATCTTCTCTTGGTGGAAATAAGGATCGTGTGCAACCCATTGCTATCCTTTTTCAAGGTGCCACTGGTTGTGGAAAGTCTTCTCTTCTACAGTATTTGGCTGATCGTCTTCTTGTTGAGATCCTTCCTTCTGCTGCTCTTGACAATTTTAAGAATAATCCTGGTGATTATAAATACACTAGGAGAATAACAGATAATTTTTGGAATGATTTCAATTCTGGAAAAATTGTTATTATTGTCGACGATTTTGGTCAAGTCAAAGATGTTGCAGGACAAGGTGCTAGTGAGGCTAGTGAGTTGATTGACATGATCAATGTTCACCATTTTAGTACAAATCAAGCCTCTCTTGAAAATAAGGGAAATGTTTCTTTCCTTGGTAAGGTCGTTCTTGCCACCACAAACAAGCGTGATTTTGCCTTTGAATCTATTCACGATACTGAAGCTGTCATGCGACGCTTCACTGTTATTTGTGTTGTTTGTCCTAAACCGGCCTATTGCACTGATCCTACCGCTCATTTGGATCCTTGGGGTCGTCGTTTTGATCCTTCAAAAGCCAAACCAGGTTTTGATAAGGATATTTATGAGTTCCACATAATGCGTTATGATCGTGTCATTGGCGATAAAGGTAAGAAACCAGCTGGTCCTCTTTATACTGGTGCTCTTCATGAGCATGGAACCATGACTTTTGATGAAATTGAACAACATCTTATTGCAGAATATAGGAAGCATGAAATTACTCATAATGTTGCTTCAGTCCAACTTGATCAAGCTCGTCATGAACTTATTGAAGCTCGTAAACAACGTGAACTCCATGCTGAAATGCAAACAGAGCTCTCTTTTGATCCTCCTCTTGTTCAAAAAGAGGAACTTCCTGCTGAGGGAATTGCTATCGTTGAGAAGGCTGAAGTTAGTCCTGATTCTCCAGATATGCATGGAAATGCTCCCTCCTTCTTTAAGACTCTTCCTCAAGGCCATCGGGATATTTATCTTGATATGTGTAAACTTCATTCTTTTGAGCCTATGGCATTTTACATGTATATTAATCAACAAGCTCCTGCTTGGTGTAAGAGTGCTGAACTTCTTCCAACTACGACCTTTCATGATGGTTTGGAGAGAATGGCAAAGCTTCTTGAGATTGAGTATGCAGGCGCTCCTCCCGAACCAATTGTCCACATTCCTCCACGCGATCGTTCTGCTTGGAGTAAAATTAAAGGCATTTGTTATAGTATTCGTCTTGGTCTTTCTGCCTTTAATGAAAAGTATCGTATCCTTGATTTGGTCAGGGATTATTGGCCTTATGCTGCTGGAATTGTTGCTCTCCTTGGGGTACTTGTTGGTTCTATTATTGGTTACAAAATTGCTAAGAAAAAGAAAGACAAGTATTCTGCTGAATCAGCTTCTGTTAGTGACCAATATTCTTTTGGAAAGAATAGAAAACGCAAAACAAAATTTTCCAAAACCCATGTTGTTAATGTTGATAAGAATCGTCCTTTGCATGCTGAGGGTTCTTTAGAAGACCCTACTTGCATTGATATTATGGCTGTCACTCTTCAAGCCAATCTTTTCGAAGTTACCATTCCAAATGTTCCTGGTAAAACTGGCAACGCTCTTGTTGTCCGTGGTCGTACCGTGATAATGCCTCTTCATTATCTTGCCTACTGGCGTGAATTAGCCAGTAGAGGCACTATAGATGTTAAAGATCCTGGTGCTCATGTTTTATTTAATCAAGTTCTTACCAAGCAGAAATTTATTGTTGCTTATAAAGATCTCCTTTCTGCTAAAGCTATTGCTGGAAAAGATATATGTGCTTTTAACATATCCAATCCCAATTTTCCGGAACGTCCTGACATCACATCTAAATTTGTTCCTGCGAAGTACCATGAAAATCGCAAAGATTATACTGTTTTCTTAGCTCGTGTTATAAACAGTCAACCAATCATTTTTGCTAGTGTTGCTGATCCTATTGTCAAATTTGAATATACTGATGATCTTGACAATAAGTACACTGGCCATTATGGTCTTGATATGGTTGTGCCAACTAATCCTGGTGATTGTGGTGCTCCTTGTTTTCTCGTTGATTCTCAAACTCGAGGTCATAAGATTCTTGGTATTCATGTTGCTGGGAATGGTCGTGATAGAGCTATCTCTCTTATTGTCACTCAAGATGATTTGATGTCTCTCATCAATTCACTTTCTGCTCAATGTGGCATTCTTACTCCTGTAGAAAATAAGACTGCCTATGCCCAAGTTCAACATTTTCCTTTGAACCATGAATTTGGCTATGTTCGTCCTGCTGTTCCTCCTGGTCATGCTACCGAAACTGAAATCAAGCCTAGTCCTTTGTATGGTGCTTGGGGGCCTGCTATTACTGCTCCTGCTGTTCTCCATCCTATTTTGATTGAAGGAATGCGTGTTGATCCACATGAAAAGGCATCAGTTGCTTATACTGGCACCGCTCCTTTAATCGAGATTGAGCCTATATGGAAATGTTGTATGCATCAACTTGCTCTTGTCTCTCGTTCTGAGCCTGAACCTAGAGAACGACCTCGGATTTTCTCCAATGAAGAGGCTGTTAAAGGCATACCTGGTAACGCATATTTCAAAAGTATTCCTCGTCAAACTAGTGCTGGTTATCCTTTTGTTCTTGAAGTTGCTGCCAATAAAGGTAGGACTCCAGGAAAGACCTTCTGGTTTGGTGAGGGAGAAGAGTATGATCTTACTACTCCTAAAGCTCTCGAGCTCCTTGAGAGAGTTGATTACATTGAATCCCAAGCTAAGAAAGGGATTCGTCTTGATCATGTTTATCTTGACAACCTAAAAGATGAACGTAGAAAGCTTAGCCGTGTTGAACAGGCTGAGACTCGCCTTATTTCTGGTGCTCCAATGGATCTTCTCATTATGTTCAGAAAATATTTTGGCTCTTTCTGCATTGCTTATCAAAAAGGCAGAATCAAGAATGGTAGCGCTATCGGTGTCAATCCACAAGGCGCTGAGTGGGATGCTCTTTACCACCACTTAACAACCTTCACTAAGTCTTCTGGTGGGGGTCCAGCTATTGCCAATATCATAGCTGGTGATTTTAAGCATTTTGATGCGACTACTATGGCTCTAATCCAAAAGTGTATTGTTGAACTAATCAACCAATGGTACAATGATGGGCCTGAGAATGCCACAGTTCGTCGTGTCTTATTTGCTGAAATTTATAATTCTAAACACATTTACGGTGATGTTATTCTTGAATGGTTCCGAGGTCTTCCCTCTGGAAATCCAATTACAGCCGTGCTCAACTCCTTATATGTGAGCACGATTTTGCGATGGATTTTTTGGGATTCTGGAGGCCGTAAAGAAATTCTCTTTGATTCTTTTGATGAGATGGTTCGTTTTATTTGTCTTGGCGACGATCATGCGAACAATATTTCACCTGAGGCTTCCTTCTTCAACATGTTCTCCATGGTTGAAGGTTGTAAGAAGCTAGGAATGGTTTACACGTCTGCTGATAAAAAGGAAATTCTTGTGCCTTATGTTACTATTGAACAGGCAACTTTTCTAAAACGCTCTTTTCATTTCGAGCCTTTGCTTACTCGATTTACCGCTCCTCTTGAGCTCTCTGTTATTCTTGAGATGCCCTATTGGTCCAAGAAAGGTTCTCAGTACAAGTCTATTGCTAAAGAAAACTTTGATACTGCCATGCATTATTTGTCCATGCATGACCAATCAATTTGGGACAAGTATTCACCTCAAATGTGTGATGCTTATCGGTCCGCATTTAAAGAAGTATATCCACGAACAATACGATCCATGCTCTTGTTTCCCGTGTTGTCGTGGGATGATACTTTATGATCTTTAAATTCAGCCCCGGGTTGGGAGTTGCTGCCCTAACCCAGTATATTCAAGAATCAAACCCTGGAGTCGGGTTCTTGTATGAAGCAAACGTGGTGTTTTTACACTTACTGTTCAGTCCGTTGGCCTTTGGCCTAAATTCAGGCACCCAGGTATATCTGTGCAATCTTATACAATGCACAGATGAATATGGTATAGCTTCTACTTCTACAATCAAACAAGATGGAAATGAGGATAAGAAAATCGATTCTCAACCGATGACTACCTCTTCCACTACAACTTTTGTGAATGACCCTTTGCTCAGTTCGCAAACTACGTCCTTGCCCTCTCCCTGTTCCGTTCCTCTAAATTATATCACTGAAGCCACCACTGAAATGAAACAAGATATAATGGATTTTCTTCGCAAGCCCATTGCTATTGCGAATGGTACATTTTCTGCTGCGTCTCCATCCAGCTTGTTCACCGCTGATCTTCCTGATGCAATGTTTACAACTCTCTTTGCTGAAAAGCTCAATGGTTTCCAAGGTCTACGTGCTGATATAGTGTTCAAATTGCTCTTGAATTCGAATGACTTCCAGCAAGGTCGATTGATCCTTGGTACAGTTCCTACTGGTAACATTAGTGGAACTAATAGTGCAATGAGATTTCTTCACCTCACAACCATAACACAATTGCCACATTCTGAAATTGACATTTCCTGTGAGCGCAGTTGTCAACATGTTCTCCCTTACCACCATCCTTTTGTTTCTCATGATCTTATTAATGGGAGTGGAAAATGGGGTCGTGTTTTCATTTATGTTTACTCACCCTTCGTTACTAATGGTGGCACAACAACTTGTGGTTGGACGCTCTACGCCAATTTTGACAAGATCCAGTTGCTTAATCCTACGTACAACACCACTGTTACTCTCACTGATAGAAGGGAGAATTCTCTTCGTCCTCCCCTTTATCGTGCTGTTGCTATGGCTCGTGAGAGTGCTGCTCTTGATGGTCCTCTTCATGCTCAAATGATGATGAGTGGTTTTGGTACAAAGAAAACTGGTAACGCCTCTGAGAATGAATTTCTTAACATTGTTGGAGCTCCTGTCATCTCGGCAGCTAGTGCCGTTGATAAAATTAGCAGCGGGAATCTTATTGGTGCTGTTCCAGATCTTATTCAGTTTGCTCTTAGTCCTGTTTCTTGGTCCGACACGCTTATTAAAGGTGCTGCTTCTTTGCTTGGCTTTTCTAAACCTCTTGACGAGCGTACTGCTATGCCTATGAAGAATGTTACTCTTCGCCATCAGACAAATATTGATGGTGTTATTGATTGCATTCAGATGGGCGCAAATGTGAGCAATAAATTGCGTGGAATGCCTGGATTTGGGGGTACTTGTCTTGACGAGACCTCTTTTGCTTATCTACTTCCCATTTTTTATTATTGGACCTCTTTTGTGTTCAATACCTCCAATGTCAATGAGGATAAACTTGCTACTTATAATGTTGATCCTAGCATTATGAAGAATACTGTCGTTGATGGTGCCATTAACTATGAAGTTATGGGACCCCTTGCTCTTATGACACGTATTTTTCAACTCTGGAGAGGTGCTATTCTCTTCAGATTTAAGTTTGTGAAAACTCCTCATCATTCTGGGCGTATCATTTGTGCCTTTTACCCTAGCTGGACTTCTGCTGGGAGTGGGCCATTGAATAATGCTACGAGTGAATATGTTCACCGCACAATTTTTGATCTTAGTGCTGGTTCTGTTTTTACTGTTGAAGTTCCCTATGTAAACTTCACTCCATATGACATTTATGGCACACCTGATTGTGTATTGATAATGTCTGTGGATAATGAACTTAGCGCTCCCAGCAATGTTCCTACCTCCATCACTTGTTTGGTTGAAGTTGCTGGTCGTGCTGACATGGAATTTGCTCTTCCTGTGAATAATGGTGCTCCTCCTATTGTTTACATTCCTCAATCTGTTGATATGGCAATTGAGCCTCCTGAGACTGATGCTGCTCGTAAAAAGCTCAGAGAAATGTCCCGTGATCATGAGAAAGGGAAGGGTCCTGTTCCTTCTCCCTATCTTCCCATGAGTGCTCTCACCGAGTATCCTGTTCGTTATGGACATAGAGATTCTCAACCTTCTGCTCCTTTGAAAGCCCAATCCTCAATGGGCCAGATGGGAACTAGAAAAATTCCTACTGCATCTAATGCTGATCCTTGTGAAATTGGTTCGACTACTTCACTTGGTAGTGCTATTGCTCCTTTTAATAGTGTCTCGGCTGCCGAGTACTGTATAGGTGAGCGTATCATTGGCCTTAATGTCCTTGCTCGTCGGCCTTCTTCGTTCTATTTTGCTCCGACTGGTTACACTGGCAGTAATATGTTGCTTACAATTCGTCCTTTCACTGTTGCTGCCACCTGTCAGACTGCAGGCGCTTTAGTGCGCTGCAACTTTGATGGAGACATGTACTCCCTTCTTGGGTTCATGTATGCTTACTCTCGTGGTGGGGTTCGCATTATTAGAGCTTTGGCCACCACAAACCCTACAACGTGGCAATCAACGTTGAAATGGGTATCCAATACAGGCAATCCCATAGTTGCCTCTGCTTCACCTGCTGCTACTAGCACGTGGACAAATTTCTCTCCTAATGCCATTTCCTTTTCTTCGAGAGATGGTGATCATTCAATTCAAGTACCTCAATACAACATGATTGGATACAGAGTAAATCGCCCAAATTATGGGACCACTTACGAACCGGTAGATTCGTATAATGGTTATCTTCAGTTGCTGACAAATTCTTCAGCAGCAACTGTTCTATCCTACACCCGATGTGCAGCTGATGACTGCCAATTCGGGTTGTTCCTTGGAGTGCCCCCGCTGCTTACGGCGGGGAGTACTCCCGGCTGATCATAGCCACAGGGCCTTTCCAGGTTTTCCCGTGGTTACTTTCTTCGTCCTCCTGGCTATGATCTAGGTCGAAGAAGGGTGCATTTAGTGCATTTTCCTTGGGAATTCCGGGCTTGGCCCACTGGTGCTTTCCGACGCTCCGTTTATTTTGTGTCGGGTCACATGACGTCTTTACGTGCTCTTGAAAAAGTTGCTTGTTAATCATTTGTTCGTGCTAGTGAGTCTTGGAAGAAACCGTTACCCCTAGGGGGTCGCTTTTAAACCACG